GAACTGGTTTTCTTTGCTGAATATTCTGCTAATGCTTGAGCTTTTGCTTGCTCTATTGGGTCTGAAGCATATTTTTCTGTAACTCGTGCCATTTATCTCCTAATAACTTTATTATAAATATTGTGAACAGTAAAAATGGGAGCCGTATAGACTCCCAATTTAAATATATCTTAATAATTTAGGATAGCGTAATCGTACGATATACCTAACTGTATTTCAACATTTGCCTCTTGTGCCCAATCCATTGAACCCCAATTTGCTGTATTCACATAAGCTCCTTTGATGATCCACTCTTCAATTTTATCACCTACTGGACCTAATGCGTGAAATTTAAGATCTTTCTTGTATTGATCTGCATATCCATCTCTACCTGTTACAGACTCATGTCCTAAACGAATCCATTCAATAACAGCTTGTGCTCCTGATGGTACAATTGGATCATAAAGTGTAATGTTAAGATCTTGCCAACGTGTCTTTCCTTTAAGTTTTCTTTCCACGTTGATATGATCAATAACAACCTGTCCGTTGTTAACTGAAGGTCTATCAACTGCTTTTATAATGTATGAAGGAATATCATCAATATACATGAAGAAACGATTCTGTAGTTTTGGTTCCCAATCTTTGAAAAAGATTTCTTCATTAGTTAAGATATCTGCCATTTGTATTTCTCCTCAATTTATTATAAATATGATGAATAGTAAAAAAGGTAGAGCCGAAACCCTACCTTTTATTACGTTATTCAACTACTATTCTGGGAAAGATGCTCCCGTTGGTTGAATATTGAAGTCTAACACAATAAATTCAGCCGTTCTTGTAGGTTGAAGGAATAATTGTCCATACAATATATTCTGATCAATCAAGTCCGGTGTATTATTTGTTTCATCCATAATAACTCGGAATGCATACAAACCTTGTTGTTGTTTAACTCTTTCAAGATATGGATTCACAATGTTTAAGAATCTATTTCTAGTAGCAGCAGTATTTTGTTCGAATACTAAATATCTTGTTGAAGAAGCAATAAACTTCTTAACCGTGATAAGCAATCTTCTTACATTTACTCTGTCTAATGCAGATGGCCGTGATTGAAGCGTCTTTTGTCCCCAAATGCAAATACCTTGTCCTGGGAATGTTGCAATTGGATTTGTTCTTGCTTCATACAATGTATCTCGTTCTGCTTGTGTCAATCTTGAATAAACATCAATGGCTTGTGTCAATCCACCTCTGTTCAAACCAGCTGGAGCATACCATGGTGCAGCTACTGCATCATTGAAACTCAATACTCCTGGTACAACTACTGATGGGGGAACAAATATTGGAATATTTCTACTTGTATCAATAATTCTTACCCATGGATAATAAGTAGCAGTATAATTTGAGTCAATACTATTCACAGTATTAGTAACTGTTGCAATACTATCAGTCAATGCATTTGAATCCATTACATAGAATGTATCTTGTCGATCTTCTGCTAATGTTCTGGCTGCAGCGGTTACTGAGGGGTGTAAAGAGTGAATTATACCTGGTGTTATCAACATATTAATATCATATACATCTGTATTTGACAGTGCGGCAAACGCTTTCTTATAAGCCGTAGTACCTGTTGTTGATGCCCCAGAGCAATCAAATCCAAACGAGTTATTAGCAGTAATATTGCCACCCGTTAATTTAGGTAGGTTAGGTCTTGCACCATCAAATCCACCCTGCAATGGTACAATAAACTTACGTGTATTGATGCTAACATTGGTTGTAAATGTGTCTGCTGTTAATGCATCTTCCAATGATCCACTATATGCAGTAGTCAAACTAGGAAAGCCAGCTTGTGATGCTTGTGATACATCACCTAGATAGAAGTCTGCATTGCTACCTGTAGTTGCTCCTGTTGTTGGTATTGGAGCTAAATAGTTCAAGTTATGCGTATCAGTGAAATCAAAACCATGATAATTCTTGTTGCTAAATTGTGAGCTTACAGTCTGCGATGTTACAAATGAAGCAGCTTCTAAATTAACAGATCCAGAAATATTTGGAATTGGAGATGATAATGAACGGAAACCAAATGGAATCAACGTTTTGTCATTTGTACGATCTTTAACGCCGGCATCTGCTTCTACTCTAATATATTGTGAAATATTTGGATAATCGCCATTCACAAATACTTTTCCATCAGCATCAGTTGTTTGATATTGATCGCCAATTACTCTTGCAACATAGCGTGGTGATAAAGGATCTAAATTAACATTAGTATATGATTCAACAATTTCTGGACGAGCATCGGTATCATCTGAAGAATACGGTGAATTTGTAATGTTATTAGTATTCACTCTTCTTACTTCAACTGTAAATGTACCAAACCCATTTGGGTCTGCAACTTCTGATGCAGGACGTACATCTCTAATACCAACTTTAACTTCGTGGTTTGTAGATGTTCCATGAGATAATGTATGGAACTTGATCAAGTTTTTTGCATTGCCGGAAATCTTTTGAGATGTAATCCATGGTGTTGCAGCAGTCTGATAGTCTTGCTCTACTTCAAATGTAGACGCTTTAACTAATTTAACTGTTACATCACCCAAATTATTGAATAATGCAGATGCTCCTGTATTTTCATAAATTATATATGCTGGGTATGAATTTGTTTTTGCATCGGATCCAATAATCTTTGTTAAATAACTATTAGATGTTGATACAATAGACCCTGATATGTTAGCACCCTCTACATAAAAATCATCTGCTCTTGTTACGTTGCTGTCAAATGCATATGATCCAGACAATTTAAGTGAGAATGAACCAGACCCTGCGTCGTCTAATACAGCATCTTCAAATATGTCATTGCCAGCGCCGACAGTTGATACTGGGCGAGATGGGTGAAGTACATGAGTCACATATTCTGCAGATGCAGATGTTGCAACAATACCAAGAAGACCATTGTCTAATTGATACCCATCTTCATATAATAGTCTTGTTATTGTCATTACTCCTGCATTACGCAAGTAGTCTTGTACCACAAACGGTACATATGTTTCTTCTGAATAAGAACCAAATATATTTTCAAATTCCTGGAATGATGTTATTTGGGTTGGAATCAATGCAGGACCTTTTACGGTAGGTCCAACAATGGCAGCTCCAATTTCAGAAACACCAGCCTGCAGGAATGATTGATCCTTTTCTACCGTGAATACACCCGGCGATACGATTCTTTCGGCCATTAAATTATCTCCTTGTTTGTTTAATATAAATATGAATGTTTTTTGCCAAACTTATGATTCAGAGATAAATACACCTTTTTCAAGATCAATTTGTCCTTCGCCGTAATGTTCTTTGAGTTTATTTACCAAATCAGTTTCTTGTGATTGGAGGGTTTGAAACTGTTGTAACAGTTGTTCTTGATATGCTTCAAGTTGTTGAGTACGTTGTTGCATTGCATATATTTCTTTTGTAGCTAATGCAATTTCTATGTTATTTTCAGCAAACTTTGTTCTGATTTGTTCAATTTCCGTAACGTGCTGTTTTTCTAATTTCTTTTCAGCCATTTATGATTCTCCATATAGATCCCACTTCTGTGGTTTTGGTTTTTGTATTTCTACTTCTATTTCTTTGATTGCAAACAATTTTCCGTTTAATGGTTCTAAACGATAATGTCCTTTGAATTCGGTCTTTCGCATATAAGTAGTTAGTGTTTGAACTAAACCTTCAATGACATTGCCTTTATCAATTACTAGTTCCCAATTATCACCCGGTGGAATACGTGTTGCAATAAGATCAACATGTTCTTCAATTTTAGTTTCGGGCATAACCGGTCCTATTCTTTTTCTTTATTATAATGAATTTTTGATTATAATCCAAACCTACTTTTTACTGCATTGTAATTTTGAAGAACTTCTGGTTGTGTTAATGCTCTATTATAAATTCGTGCAATTGCAACTTCACCATAAAATGTTCTTGCAGTATTGTTAATATCATTTCCGATTGCCATCACTTCAGCATTTAAATCAATATTTGTTCCGCTTTTTGTAGAATTAGTACCTTCCAATGTACCATCTACATATAATGAACATATTCCAAAATTATTTACACCAACTATATGATGCCAATTTTGGTCAAATACATTTATACTACCAATTGGAGCAGTCAAGTTTCCTGATGTAAAATCTGTTAAATATACTGCAGTATTCGTAGTTGAATATCTATTAATACTCATATTTTGACCAACTCGTGTTCCTAAGAAATTTGCATAACCACCACTTCCAGTTCCATCATCTGAACTTTTTATCCACGCCTCTAATGTTGCGTATTGATTTCCTATTAGTTGATTGGATGCGTATAAAGTTACTCTATCATTAACACCATCAAATGCAACACTCCCGCCATTCGTAGTTTGAAATGAAGCACCATTAACCAATGAACCATCTTTACCATTTCCACTTAAATCAGTCCAAGTAGTTCCACTACCAGGATTTGATTTTCGATTAGCTCCATCTAATGCTAAAACTAACCCATTTGTTACTATTTTTGGTGAATATCTAAATGCCATAACTTATATAAACCTCGATTTTGTTTGATTGTAATTTTGAAGAACTTCTTGTGATGATAATGCTCTGTTATACACATTTGCAAGTGCAACCTTTCCGTTTAGACAATTATTATTTTGATGTGTCGCTTCTACATTTCCAAATATTGCAAAAACTCTTGATGTTCCATCACCCCACGTGCCGCTAGCTGCAGCGGTAGTAGACGATACAGATTGCCCATTTATATATAATGCTTGAGTGTATGATGATGACCCATTATATTCAGCTGTACCTACTACATGAGTCCATTCATTCAAAGTTAAACCAGAAGTATATGTCCTATCCTTTGATGAATTCCCAATATTGATTCTCCAATATAAATACCCATTACCATTTGAAGCTATAAATAATGTGTTATAATCAGATGCATCTGAAGACATTAATCTTGGAGAGCCAGCTGCTGAAGTTCCTTCTCGTTTAACCCAACACTCATACGTTATTGCGTTGTTATCAGTTCCTTTAGTATCTGCAGATTCTGCAAATTGTATATTATCATTTGTACCATCACTATCAAAACAAAGACCGGCTACCGAATCTGTTACTAATGCCATACCGTTAGCTAATGTTCCTGTATTACCTCTTCTTGATAAATCAGTTACTGTAGCACCACTTCCTGGATATGATTTAGTATTTGCAGCGTCTACTGCTAGAACTAACCCATCTGATATAATATCTGGACCTGTACTACCTGCCATTTTCTTAAACCTCTTCTGTTGTATCAGTCCAATCCGAACCTGCTAGTATAGTTACAATTTCTGTATAAGTATATGGCCCTTCTTTTGTAGTTAAACCCGCTACTGAAGTTGGTATTGTTTCACCATCCCATTTTACAAAAGATTTTGAACCACTTACATTTAATCTAAGAGTTTCTGAAGAAGTTTCTAATACTTCTGAGAAATCAATACTTCCTGTTTCGGAAGTTGAAAAAATCATAAAATTTCTTTGTTCATACATAATTTATTCCTGTTTTATTAACAAGGTGTTACTTCTCCTACAACACCACTACTTACATCAAATGATGATGGTTCATCCATCCAATAAATTCCATCTGATGGGTTGGTACTTCCACCTGAATCGGTATATACTGTATCTCCTGTAGTTGGGTATGAACCTGCACCATCGTGATACCATTCTGCACGTACTCCACCAGATTCACACGCAGATACTCCATCCTCATATAGAGTATCATCTACAAAAAATGACGTAAGTGATGGTGATGCAGAATGGTCATACGAATAAAATTCTGATACCGCATGAGGTGTTGAACCATCTGGTTTTGATGTTGAGTTTGTATTGATACCAGTAGTTGATTGAGTTGTAAGAGATACATTTGATGGTGATACACCCATTTCGATTGCAATATCACCTAAACTTAATTGTCCTGATGCTGTTAGTGCCATTACCCAATCTTATTTTTAAGTTCATCAATTTGTTTTTGTTGTTCTTTGATAGTTTCAATAAGAAGTGGTATCAATTTTTCATATCTAACTGCTTTCATTCCACTATCTCTTGTTTGAACTGCTTGTGGTAGAACTAATTCTACTTCTTGTGCAATGACCCCAACATCATTTCCACTATTACCATGTAGTTCCCAATCTTCAATCCAATCAAATTCTACACCACTTAATTTTTGTAGTTTTTCTAATGGTGATTCAATTGGGTTTATATTTGTTTTCCATCGTTTATCTGATGTTGAAAATGCTACAACATCGTTGGATGCATCAATTCTACCATTAGTTGCGTTGGGTGAAATATTACCTACTGCTAATGAGCCTGTAATTTTTACATCACTCCCTTGTACTTCAATTCCTTCTGCACTATAAGTTCCTATCTTAACTGTATCATCTGAAAATACTTCAAAGATTGGAATACCTGATATGTCATTTACTGAGAATAAAGAACCTGATAATTCATCTGCTACTGTGAAAAGTGTCCCTTGTGAACCTTCTATATTGAATACAGTTGAACCTGGTTTGTATATGTTTAATGAGCCTGTTATTTGAACGTCTGCTGATGAAGTTATAT